ATTTAACAGAACAGGAGTACTTAGTAGTGGAGATATAACAAACACAAGAAAACCAATGTATGGAGATTACGAAGGAATAGATTATACAGAAACATGCAGACAAATTGCAAAAGTTGAACAAGATTTCATGAAACAACCACCAGAAATAAGAGCAAAATACGAAAATGACCCACAAATATGGCTAAAAGAACTAGAACAAGAAGAATTAACAAAATTACAAAACGCAGCAGCTAATATGAACGAAGCAGAAACAGCAGCAAATACAGCAGAAACACAAACAGAACAACTAAACGAGGTAGAGACACCAAACGAAGAAGGAACGCCTTAGAATTAAATTTAGGACAGGAATATGAAACACAAAATAAGAGAAAATAACGCAGGAATGAATCAACCAGAGAGACAGAAAACTAGTACAGATGGATTATATTCAATATTATTAAAAAAAAAGCTTGAAAAAGCTTAAAAGACTGACTAAAAGTATGTCAGTCAGACCAGTTAAGAACAAGAAGGAAACTGGCCGACAAAAGTCGGAGACAAAAAATCATTTAGAAAGGAAAGATTTATGAAAATGCAAAGCAATATGAGTAAAAATTATGGACAAGTACCAACAGCAAGAATTCAAAGATCAGCATTTGATAGAACAAGTAGTTATAAAACAACATTTGAAGGTGGAGAATTAGTACCAATATTCGTAGACGAAGCACTACCAGGAGATACATTTATAATGAATCCGACAATATTCGCAAGACTAGCAACACCATTAACACCTGTAATGGATAATATGTTTCTAGACATATTCTGGTTTGCAGTACCAAACAGACTACTATGGGATAATTGGGAAAAATTTTGTGGAGCACAAGATAATCCGGCAGATAGCACAACATTTACACTACCACAAATAGTGTCACCTGGAGGTGGATGGTTAGAAAGCAGCTTAAGCGATTACTTCGGATTACCAACAAAACAATCAAATATCAGTGTAGCATCATTACATCATAGAGCATACAACTTAATATGGAACGAATGGTTTCGAGATGAAAATTTACAAAACAGTGTAACAGTAGATATGGATAACGGACCAGACACAGACGGAGACTATGTATTATTAAACAGAGGTAAAAGACACGATTACTTTACTTCATGCTTACCATGGCCGCAAAAAGGAGACGCAATTGAGATACCACTATTAGGAGACGCACCAATCACAGGAATTGGACATAGTAGCGGAACATTCTCAGGAGTTAGCGGAAACTTTAGAGAAACAGATGGAAGTGGAACAGAACTATATGCAGATTATCACGCAACAGATCAAGACGCAGCAACACATGGATTTGTAATAGAAGAAGATCCAAATAACGCAGGTTATCCAAACATAAGAGCTAATCTATCAGCAGTAACAGCAGCAACAATAAACGATCTCAGAGAAGCATTTGCATTACAAAGACTAGCAGAAAGAGACGCAAGAGGTGGAACAAGGTATCAAGAATTAATAAAATCACATTTCAACGTAACAGGTGGAGACGCAAGATTACAAAGACCAGAATATTTAGGAGGAAGTACAACACCAGTAATAATTAATCAAGTACCACAAACAAGTGAAAGCGGAACAACTGCACAAGGTACAATGACAGGATATGGAACAGTACATAATAGAGGTGGAGGATTTAACAAATCATTTACAGAACATTGTGTAATAATGGGAATGGTTAGTGTAAGAGCTGATCTAACATATCAGCAAGGAGTAGAAAGAATGTTCAGTAGATTAACAAAATACGATTACTACTGGCCAGAACTGGCACACTTAGGAGAACAAGAAGTATTAAACAAAGAAATCTACGCTGACGCATCAGCAAATGACGACCTAGTATTTGGTTATCAAGAAAGACATGCAGAATACAGATACAAACAAAGTAAAATAACCGGATTATTTAGAAGTAACGCAACAGGTACACTAGAAGCATGGCATTTATCACAAGACTTTGCATCATTACCAACATTAAGTAGTACATTCATAGAAGAAACACCGCCAATAGACAGAGTAATTGCAG